ACAACAGGAGAAAGTAGTGTTGCAATTGGTTTTGAAGCTTTAGAAGCAAACACAACAGCTGGAAATAATGTAGCAATAGGTTGGAAAGCTTTAGAAGCAAACACAGTAGGTTTTGAAAACACAGGACTTGGTAATCAAGCTGGAGATGAAATTACAACAGGAGATCAAAACACAGCAGCTGGTTCTAATGCTTTAGGTAAAGTTACAACAGGTGATGGTAACACAGGATTAGGTAGAGCTGCTGGAGATTTAACAACAACTGGAGGTAATAATATTTCAATAGGTCTTAACTCTGACCCAACAGCTAATGATGTTTCAAATCAAATTACTCTAGGAAATGGTGATAACGATAATTTAAGATGTGCTGATACATCAATCTCTACTCTTTCAGATGAGAGAGATAAAGAAAATATTGAAAATATTCCTCATGGATTAGATTACATTTTAGCTATAAGACCAGTTAAGTTTGATTGGAAAACAAGAGATGGAAGTAGAGAAGGTAAAAAAGACTATGGATTTATTGCACAAGAGTTAGCTAAGGTTGAAGAAAAGTTTGAAAGTGCAGAATACACAAGATTGGTACATAAAGAAAATCCAGAAAAATGGGAAGCTGATGTTATGAAAACTTATCCAATTTTAATTAAAGCAATACAAGAATTATCAGAAACAAATAAAAAATTAACATCAAGAATAGAAGAACTAGAAAAGAAATAAGATATCCTAAGAAATTTGTCAGTTATTAGTCGTTTTAAGTATCTTATAAATATAAGAAAGATTTAATATATAGGAATTTAACTAATGGCAACAATACAAAACATCACTATTGACCAAGACGCTGATTACACAGAAACTTTAACTATTAAAGATTCAGCAGGGACAGTCGTAGATTTAACAGGACAGACGATAACAAGTAAGATAAGAAAGACTCACTTATCAACATCTTCTACCTCTTTAACTACTGCTATCGTAAGTGCAACTGCAGGTACTTGCTCAATAACATTAACAGACACAGCTACTTCAGGACTTTCTGAAGGTAGATATGTGTGGGATTTAACAACTACCGATGGTTCTGGTATAGTCACTAGAAGAATCGAGGGAAGAGCAACAGTCACACCAAGCGTGACTAGATAGTTATGTCAACTAAAGATTATCTTGACAGTAAATGGCCTGATCTACATTCTCAACCGACTATCGAGAAACCGATTAGTGAAGTGAATGAGATTGATGAAGACATTGAGAAACAGATAAGACAACTACAAGAACAAAAATTTAATAAAGGTATTCAGAACGTATTACCTAAAGAAGTTGATCTACTCGGACATAGACTAGATAGTTTTCTATCAACTGTAAAAGTAGAGAAACAACAACTTGAAGAAAAAGTTAAGAAAGAAGAAATTAAGATAGGTGCTTTAGAGGATCTTTTCTCTACACTAAAACAAGAGAAGAAACCTGTTGAAGAAAAGAAAGAAGAACCTAAAGTTGAGATTAAGAAAGAACCTAAGAAGATTGAGGCAAATGCAATCAAGTCACAAGAGATTGAGGCAGCTTCAAGTGTTTTAGAATATCTACTACCTAAAGAAGTACCAGAATATGACGAAGGTATAATAGCTAAAGTATCTAAGCAGATTTCAGAAATGAAAGTTGCCAATGAGTTAGAGAAAGATAAGATATCTAAACTTAGGTCTATTGATAGTTTAGAAAAACTTACAGAAGAATTTTTAAGATTTAAGAACGTTACTTCTGTTCAACTATCTACACTTGGTGGAGGTGGTTCAGTAAGACTACTTGATAATGATGATGTTGATATTTCATCTATTGGTAATGGTAAGATATTAGAATACAATTCGACTACTGAAAAAATGCAGTTTGTCGCAAGTGGCGATTCTGTTAATAACTTAGAAGTTTTAGGAACAATAATATTTGAAGGTGCAACTGCTGACGATTTCGAAACTACTGTTAGTGTTGTTGATCCTACAGCAGATAGAACAATAACTTTACCCAATGCTTCGGGTGCAATACCTGTTTTAGCCGCTGCAAGTAATACACAAATAACTGCTACACCAGAAGAATTAAATCATGTAGACGGAGTGACAGGTAATATACAAACAGCATTAGATTCTAAGGCAACTGAAGCATTTGCAATCGCACAAGCAGTCGCTCTAGGATAACTAAATAGTACTATAAGGAAAAATTATGGCAATACCAAATACAAAAGCTACATTAAAAGAATACTGTCTAAGATCATTAGGTAAACCTGTGATCGATATAAACGTTGATGACGAACAAGTAGATGATAGAATAGACGAGGCAGTACAATACTTTTGCCAATATCATAGTGACGGTGTTGAAAGAATGTATTTAAAATATCAAGTAACGGCTGCTGACGTGACTCGTATGACTACTGATTCTAGCGAAACAATTACAGAGAACGGTGTTACTACTACTTGGAAACAAGGAAGTAACTTTCTTATAGTTCCTGAAACAGTTATATCTGTTGTCAATGTATTTCCTTTATCAGATAGAGCAAATCTAAATATATTTGATGTTAAGTATCAACTAAGATTAAATGACCTGTATGATTTTTCATCTACAAGTATTGTTCACTATGAAATGACAATGAAACATTTAGATTTCTTAGATCATGTATTAGTTGGTGAAAAACCAATGAGATTCAATCATCTATCAAATAAATTATTTCTTGATATGGATTGGAAGAATGATATCACAGCAGGCGAGTTTTTAATCTTTGAAGTTTTTAGAAGATTAGATCCTGCAACAAGTACAGATATGTTTGATGATCTTTATTTAAAGAGATATACAACAGCATTAATTAAAAGACAATGGGGACAAAACCTGTCTAAATTTAACGGTACAGCAATGTTAGGTGGAGTTACACTTAACGGACCTGAATTATTTTCTACAGCAATAGCAGAACAACAAAAACTTGAAGAAGAAATAAGATTAAATTATGAAGAACCTGCACATATGCAACAAGGATAAAAACTAAATGCCAACTAACGTTTATTTCAGCACTGGCACAACGTCTGAGCAAAAACTATATGAAGATTTAATTATAGAACAGCTTAAGATATATGGTCAAGATGTTTATTACCTACCGAGAAAGATAGCAAATAAAGATACTATCTTCGGTGAGGACCCTGCTTCATCTTTTGATGACTCGTACATTATAGAAATGTATGTTGACAACACAGATGGTTACATGGGTGAACAAGAGATAATCAAGAAGTTTGGTTTAGAATTAAGAGATGATATTAAGTTTACTGTATCTAAATTGAGATGGGAAACTTTAGTATCTAACAATAGTGATTTACAGAATACAACTAGACCTAACGAAGGTGATTTAGTTTATTTCCCTACAACAAAAGCATTCTTTGAGATACAGTTTGTTGAACACGAACAACCTTTCTATCAACAAAGTGCTTTACCTGTTTACAAATTATCTTGTACTAAATGGGAATACAGTTCTGAAAGAGTTGATACAGGTATCGCAGAGATTGACGCTACTGAGGACGCTCTATCAACTGATACTATGGCATTCCAATTTAGTTTAGAAACTGGTACATCTGCTACAGGTGCTATTACACTAGAGAGTGATATAGGTGATATTAATTATCTTATCAATGAAGACTTTACAATGGCAACACAACAACCTGTGGATCAAGGAAAAGCATTTGAAACTGCTGCAGGTACAAATACATCATCAACAGAAGATGACATATTAGATTTCAGCGAAAGAAATCCTTTTGGAGAAGTTGATGATTATTAAATATATATTATTAAAAATCAATCACTACTCAACTGCATTGACAAGTTGGTCATGGCAGAAACTATGGGGTGATAGAAAAAAAGGATATGGGTATAAAAATTATGGAAAGAGATAGACATAGACAATTGAACGAACATGCTAAAGAAGTAAACAAGCATAAAAAAGAAATGCAACTATCAAGAAGTTTAAAAACAGAAGTAGTAGCTGGTGCAAATGGCACACAGAAATATATAATTAAAGAAGGACCTAATAAAGGTAAGATAGCAGATAAAGGACAATAATGTTTGGACAACACTTCTACCATAAATCGATAAGAAATACTGTAATTGCTTTCGGTACGATATTTAATAACATTAATATCAGACGATTGGATTCTAGCGGGAATCCTTTGCAAAAAATTAGAGTACCCTTATCATATGCACCTAAAGAAAAATTTATTGCAAGACTAGATCAAAATGCAAACTTAACTGGATCGGATTCAAGTGTGGCGATTACTCTACCTCGTATGTCCTTTGATGTGAACAGTTATAGTTATGATCCTTCTCGTAAGTTAAATAAAAATCAAAAAGTAAGTGTTGCTAAAAATGCTACTGGAGATGAGAAAAGATTATATACTCAACATTCTCCTGTGCCTTACAATGTAGGTTTTGAATTAAATGTATTTACTGCGACTTCAGATGATGGTCTACAAATCATAGAACAAATACTACCATACTTTCAACCAGACTATACAGTAACTATGATTATTGATAGAGATATTATGAATACGAAAAGAGATATTCCTTTCATATTAGAAAGTGTTGATTATGATGATAGTTATACAGGTGCATTAACAGATAGAAGAAGAATTATATACACACTAAAATTTACTGCAAAGATATATCTATATGGACCAGTTAGTTCAACTGCTATTATAACTAAAGTATCAGCTGATCTATATACTGATCTACAAGCAAAAAATCCATCTCGTAGTGAAAGAGTTACAGTTACACCTAATCCAACAAGTGCCGACAAAGATGATGTCTATACATACACAGACACACTAGAATTTTTTAATGATGGCTTGAATTATGATGAGTCAACTGGAGAAGATAAATAATAACAGAAGGTTTTTAAAATGAGTAATATTGACGATAAGTTAAATGAAGTACTAAACATCGCCGAAGAAGTACTAGAATCAAAAGAAGAAAAGAATCCTTTAGAGATAGTAAAAGATAAACCTGTTCCTGTAGTCATACCAGAAGGTGATGATGTAGAAACAGATTTTGAAACTGGTAGAGGTGAACTTTATAGGTTACTAGAAAAAGGTAACGAGGCAATAGACGGTATACTATCACTTGCAAAAGAGGGTGAGCATCCTCGTGCATATGAAGTGGCAGGTCAGTTAATCAAAACTCAAAGTGAACTCGCACAGAATCTATTAGACTTACAAGATAAACTTAAAAAGATTAAAGATGTTAAGGGCGAAAGTCCTAAGAACGTCACTAATGCTTTATTTGTAGGATCAACAACTGAACTACAAAAAATGATAAAGAATAACAAAGATAAAAAATAATGGCAACTTTAGACCAATACTTAGGTAATCCCAATCTAAAAAAGGCACACACTAAATCACGATTCACTAAGAAACAAATAGATGAAGTGATGAAGTGTCTTGGAGATCCTAAATATTTCATAGAA